CAAATCCAAAGTAGACCCAGCCGCCACATCCACCACAAAAGAATTAGCCGCCAAACCCGACAACGAACCAAGACTCAACTCACTCATACAATACTCCAAGCACTCGTAGCTCCAACAGTAACCGTGAACCCATCAGCAATCGTAACCGGACCCGCCGACACACCATTATAGTTCGCATCAAAAGTGTAATCCTCGCTGATGGTGTTGAAGTTCGGTTGAATACAATCCGACGCAACGTTACCACCACCACCAATCGGACCCCACTCAGTCGTAACAGGGTCATAACCCTCAAACGTCCCACCCGTAGTGTTGAACCCGACGTGAGGGAAAAGCGTCGTAGGCCGGGTGTCATCAGACCACAAGCTAATCCGCGACCCCATAAACTGTCGCTTGTCAGTAATCGTAGACGGGACACCAGCGGTAGCGGGAACCAGGACAGTCGCCAAAGCCACCTCGTAAGTACCAGCATCAGTCTGGACCAGAGTCGGTGCAACAGGCGAACCAGCCGGGGTGCCATCCTTGACAGCCAAAATAATCGAGTTAGCCACAGGGTCAAGACGCAACACAACCAGGTCAAGACGCGGGTTAGTCGGGTCAGCCGTTGTCAAAGACAAAGACTCGGTAGCCGTAGACACATAAAAGTGCCCGCGAACCATCGCCTGCCCCAGAGCAACGTCAACCGCTAAGCCAGTGCCAGCGGCAACCGTCAACTCGGTCCCGCCATACGTCCCGTTTACGTTGTCTTGGAATGTACGGAACAGTTGACTGTATTGTGTTTCAGTCGTATCTATTCCCTCAAAGGGGAAACTAGATTGTGCCATTTATCGCTCCATCATTTTGGTGGTTACTGAATTATGTAAGTGCCCGATATGTCGAAATCGTCTGCGGTGGTCAAAGTGGCCGGTTCGCCGTCCTCAAACGCAAAGTCGTATATACGGTTGCCGTGTTGGTCCGTCGTGTATAAGTAAAGCTCAGTGGACCCAGCCGCAACCTCGCCACTAATGTGGTACAGGCGACTTGCGCTCACATCATGCAAAACGCCAGACCTAAACATGTACTGGTATCGAGAAACGTGAGGCAAAGTGATGTAATACTGCCCGGCACCAAAACTGGTAACCGTTGAAAAGTCAAGCTCAATATGGAAATGCACCATGTCGCCAAAACGCACATAACTTGCAGTGAAAGGGTCGCCCGTGTAAGTCGGGTCAGTCGTGACCGCTTTCCACAAAACGTCAACGCCGCCCTCAAGCTCGGTCACTACACCAAACCCAGTCGTGTTGCGCTCCAAATTGCCTATACGGTTCTCGTGCTGATTCTGAGTAGCAATTACTTTGCTTTCAAACTCCAACGGTGCCGGGTAACCAATTGTCGCCCCAAGATACACACCGTCAGACTGAATAGAAAATCCAACCTCGTAAACAACCGCTTGCGCCTCAATCGTGTCAGCCACAACCGTAATCTTGTCGCCCAAGTTCCAGTCAGTGCCGTAAAGCATAGTCCCGTTATCGGACGGGGTAACAGCAATAGTCACACGAGTTTTACCCTCGTCAACCAAAGCCTCTTTACCGGCCTGTTCAAGCTCAGCCACAACATCAGTGCCACGCTCATCCACAAACGCCTCTATACGGCGTTTCCAGGCTGTTTCAGCCGTAACCGACTCTGTAGTAGTGGACTCGTCAAAAAGTCGCTCTTGAGCCGCCCCAGCGCCTCCCACGATAGCCCTAGTGAGCCTAGGCGCAACATAAGCATACTCGGACGACGAAAGCTTGCCATTGTCAACATCAAAACTAATAGTGGCGCTACGGTCAACCGGCTCATACACGTCAAAAACTAGACCAGACCCAGATTGGGTCACAGAGTAACCAATACCGCTTGACTGTGCCAAGTTGTACATAAGCTCTTGCATATTAGTGAACCTGGCAGACGCAACCACAGAGTCGCCACGCCCCGCGTCGGTAGCAACAGACAAACCCGTTACAGCGCGAACAGCCGGACCAGACACTAAGTTGGCGTCAACATAAGCCTTCATAACCGTCTCAGCCACACCAGTGCGGTTGTCATAGTCGGTGTTCTGTGTGCTTACATCAGCGTTAGCGGGTTGTGGGTAAGCCAAACGGTCCTGCAAAAGCAAAGTATCGTCAGCGCCAGTAATACGCCAAACGCCCTTCAGGTCATCCTGAGACTGCAACAAAGTTGCAGACGTTGTAGAGCCAGAAAACAAAACCGTATTGCGAGCTGTCAAAATAATGCCGTAACCAGGCGTCCTCAACAGGTCAACCATAGACGACGTTGCCGGTAACTGTAGAGACCAAGACCCAACATTATTGAACCGGATAATAAACTGGGCACCAACCACGTCAGCGCCGACAAGTTGACCGACACGATTTAGGTTAGCGTCACGAACCTCAACGGTTACGTCGTCTATTCTCATCCGTGGACGACCTCATAGCGTAGGTTATAGCGGCAAGTAACCCGCGTGTTTAGGTTAGTGCTAGTCCCCTCAATAGTAATGGTTGTTTCGCCAGGGGGGAAAGAAAACAGTTTAGGTGCCGGGTTCAAAATTGAATAAAGGTTGGTGCCACCAGTCCCAGTCACGGTGCCAGCCTCAGTGTCAACCTCCACCAGGTCACCCTCAGCAACAGTCGTGTTAAAGCCCCAACTATCTGTACCGTTAGAAACCGACAAGCCAGTAATCGGACCAGCCACCTCGTACACCGGGAACACCGCCACGTCAGACGTGTTGTCAACGTTGATTATACCCAAAGACTGAGAGGACGAAAGGCGCAACTTGGACAACTGTGGCAACAGGCCTTGGCCCGTATCGCCAGCCGTTACGCTAAACGACTCTGTAGTGGCAGACTCCCAAAACGGTTGCGGTGCCTGAAACGACAACACAAGACGCGCCCACTGGTCGCCACCAGTATCACTACCATAAGAAAGCTCAGCGCCACCCGTGTAATGCAACTGCAAAGTCAAATCACCAGACGAACGAATAGCTGTAAGCGTTGTTGGCCCCAACAAGTCCTGTGTCAGCCTCGACAAGCGACGTAGTTTAGTTTCCACATCTGTGGCAGACGTACCCAAAACCGTAACCGGCAAATCCACGTTGCGAACAACCCGGCGAGTGTTACGCCACACCCCGCCCGCACGGGTTGACTCGTCAATACGGACAGACGTTGGCGGGATACCCAGACCCAACAGGGACGGGTTCAAAACATAAGTGTCATAGTCGAACGTAATAGTGTCGCCGTTAGCGCCCGTAATTTTGTAACCGCTCAACTAAACACCCTAACCCTTCTCATAGCCAGTAGTAATTCTTGCTCAGCGTCCAACGACTTGTTAGGTGCCGCATAATAGTTTATCGGCTGTTGGTCTTTTTGCCCCAGCCCCATCATGCTCTCAAAACGGTCCAAAGGCATAACCACCTCAGGACCAGCCTCACCAATGATTGCGCTAGTTGGGCTGTCAACAAAACCGCCCTTAGCCATAAACGTGGGGGCCACCGGTGCGCTCATAGACAACCTACGGAAATATGTTTTATTTAGCTCGCTCAAGCTAAGACCAAAACTGGTCATACCAGTAAGTTTTGTCACCCAGTCTGGTGCCGTAACCCTAATACTATTTAGGGCTCGGATGACACTGTTTAGCGCATCAATCGTTGTGTTTACAAAACCCTCGAAACCGGCAATCATTCCGTTAATGATTTTGTAAAAGAAATCCTGCAAAGCACTAAAAGTTAAACCAAACTCATCAGCAAACATTTTGACAAAGTTGAGACCGTACTCCAAAGCGCCAGCGAACTGCTCAATAGCCCTCACCAAAAGGCTACTGAAAATGTCAGCAATGACAATGGCAATCGGAATAATAAACTCCAACAAGCCAATCAAAATTGGTAACAAAAGTTCTACAAGCGGAATCAATGCCTGAGCCAACTGGATAACAACTGGTGCCAGCTCTCGAATGACTTGCACAAATAAATCAAGCAAGCCACCCTCAACAAGAGGCCACAACTGTGAAATAAGCATTGCGAACATTTCGGCCAAAGGCACAAATGCTTCAGAGAGAACTTCCGAAATTATCGGTGTCAATTCCTCCATAATAAAAGCGACATAATCCAACAATGCGGTAAACGGGGGCAACAACAAATCAACGATTTGTAAGAAAATGTCTGCCAAACCCATGAAAATGCTAACAGCGCTTGGCAACAAACCAATTAGCCATTCAAACTTGTCAGCAACATTAAGAATCAAAGGTGCCATATCCTCAAGCGCCATACTCAACCTCACACCAATGCGCTCCACCAAAGGAACAAAAGCCTGAGTCAAATTAGTAATAGCCGGTAGTAATGCTTCACCAACGGACGCCTTCATGTCCTCAAAGTTGGCCGCAAGAATACGTTGCGAGTTAGCTAACCCATCAGACGTATTCGCAAAGTCACCAGCGGTCTTATTCGTAGACTCCAAAAGCAAACCATAACGGGCTTGCACCTTTTCGGTTTCAGTCAGCTCACGCCCAACCTCACCAATACCATTAGCCAAAGCAAAGGCTTTAACCTCAGAATCCAACAAGTTGATACCGAACCGCTTTAGTGGCTCAGCCTCACCAGACAAACCAGACTGGAAAACCTGCAACGCTTCAGCAACTTCAATGTTGTAAACAGATGCAAAGTCGGTGGCACGAGTTGTTATGTCATCAAGAAACTTAGCCTGATTGCCACCCTCACCAACAACACGTTGCGAGAAAGCACTAAACCGAACAGCCGCCTCATTGAATGTGGCTTGCGAAACACCCAACCGTGTAGCGGCGTCCTCACCCAGTTTGGCAATCTCGGAACTGGCGTTACCATAAGCAACACTTACCGCGTTTAATGATTCGCCCAAACGGCTCGACTGCTCAACGGCGTCACCAAAAAACTTGCTTATACCAATACCGGCAAGCGCTGTACCCGCCAGCGCCGCAATACCCTTTAGGGCACCACCAAAACTGGATTTAAACTTTCCACCAGCGTCCTGGCCAGCCTTAGCCCCAATACCACCAACGCCACCCATTTCCTTAGCAACAGCCGATTGGAAACCCTTAGCAACAGGGATAAGTGTTACATAGGCGTAAGCCTGTTCTGCCACGTCATGCCTCCATTTTTAGCTTGAGCCAAAATCTCACGAGCGTCGTTACGAACCCTGCCCTTACGGGAACCAGAGCCACCCTTAGGCCAAGGTCTTGGGTACGGTTTAGGTTTTCTCTTACTGTTGACCTGGGCGTGTAAATCGTAGATAGACGCCAACACGGGCCACTCGTAGCTGATTGGGTGATGCCAACCTGCGACAGAGGTTTGTAGCCAACTCGACGGGTCGCGTAAAAGAACAGCGACCAGATAAACAACCTCAGACCAAGGCACTGTTGTGCCCAAATCGGATAAACCTAAACTAAAACGGTCTCGAAAATCATAAACAAACGCGGCTTTGTGGTCCTCGATTATCTCAAGGACCCTAACTATTCCCCCAGGCTCACTCCACCCGTCCAAGCCTTCATGTGCTTAGCGAACTCAGAAAGGGGCATAGCGTCCAAAACGGCAAGCTCTTTGTCGCTTAGCAATTCTTCCAAAATAAACCAGGTCTGGTCTTGTTCTGTTTCGTTGCGAGCTTTGCGAATAATCCCTGTTGGCAAATCGCCAAATGCGGGCAACTCAACCGTTTTGCCGTTGTACTCTACTTTGTGTGTCATGCGACTATCCTATCCTTATTAGCGGCTAAGTGGGGGCAGTTAGGTGGGTAACTACCCCCACAAATTGAGTCCCTGACACCGCCGCATGTAAGTGCCAGGGACAAGAAACTAGCCGCCTAGTACAGAAAAGAACTTGGTGGCTACGTCAGAGCTTGCGTCAGCGTAAGCGGTAATGGTCACGTTGTAACCAATCGCTTCGCCAGAGGCAAGAGTGCGCTCGCCAACAGAGGTAATCTCAGCCGACGGAATGTAAATACGCTCAACGGCTGAGCCGTCAATAACGTCAACAACGAACGACTGACGTCCACCAGTAGCGCGGGGGTTTAGTCCAAGCTCGCCGGTTGTAATCGTGGAACCGTAATACAGCTCCAAAACGGCCTCTGAGGTTTCAATAAACGTCATGTCGAGCGAGTAAGTACCCTCCGACACAATTTCACGAACCAAAGAGCCATCCTGCCAAGAACGAATCTGAGTCGTTGACTTGTCAATAGCTTCGTTGATACCATCCGACGAAACATAACCAAGGTCAACAAACGCCGCGTCTAGGGCGTCACCACTTGCTGTGGGTGCCGTGGTTCCGGTGGGTGCAACATACACAGCACCCGTAACGGCAACTCTTACGTTATCTGAATCTAACGCCATAATATATATCCTTTACTTGTTTTAGAGGTCTGTGCCTCTGTGGTCTACGGCAAAACGCATAAATCTACGTTGACCGCTTAGGTCTGTCACGTCCTGAATAGACGATTCAGGGTTAGTGTCCACAATCGGGTCACCATCCGGTAAATCATCAAACACGGCCATAACCATGCGAGACAAAGACTCAGCGTTGGCATACGACGTTTCGTACACGTTTACACCAACACTGTCGGTCATAACGGTTTTGGACCGTCGCGTGCCGCCGTCTCGTCTCAAAATAACTTGCGACCCACTATCGTCGGCCAAAATACCAACACGGGTGCTGGTAAATCCTTGAGCTGTTAGCTCAGTCTGAATACGCCCAACCAGGTGGGACATAATGTCGCTAAAAAGTACCGCGTCAGCCATTAGCTACTAGCCTTTCTCGCCTTGGGCTTATTGGTTTTAGTTTTGACCCCGCGTTGACCGCCAGCTAAATCTAAAGCCCTACCCAAAGCGCCGGTGGTGGCCTCGTCAAAATCAGACCCGTACAAAACTTTCGCCCTAGCACGACGCCCATTGGTCAACACCTGTAACTCCGAACCGGGCAAAGCCGATTGAACCCGACGCATACGACCCTCAAGCTCTTTAGCAATCTGGGGGCCACGCAACAACTTGCCCATACCCTTGAAATTAAGTTTTACACGGTCATTCTGGGTGCCGGGAATCAACGAACCTTCAGCCACGGTCTGTCTCACGTTGCAAGTTAACAACAGTGCCAGGCGTCCAAGAACCCAACCCGTCGCGCCAGTCGAAAGCCTCGCCGTCAATCTCATACGTTTTGCCACGAATAACAAACTTGTCATCGTCTTGCACATCGGTAGCCGGTGGCAAATAAATTGTTAGACCGTCAGTAACGGTAATTTGGTCAGCGTCAAAGTTTGTGCCAGATACACGAGCCGACACCAAAGCCGACACCGTTGTGGTAGTCGTAGTAAATACGGGTTGACCGTAACTATCGGTAGAGACCGAACTTCGTCGCACTTGGGAGATATCCTCCATAGTTGCCGTTTCCTAACGTAGATGCTGACCTAAATGACAAATCTCTGTAAGCGTTAGCCAGCTCAATGTCAGACGGTGACATAAGAACTTGCCCGCCAACAGCCCAGTTTGCGTAAGACTGCGAGAAAGGCCCAACGCTTTGTTGTTGAATACCAGCGGCGGCGTCAGCGGGAATTTGCAAAGTGCGCACAACCATGCCAGCGACAACAGCAATTACATCGTCGGGAATGGTTGCAGACCCGTGGTCATAGTCAACTTTTACAGGCGTGTAAGAACCCAGCTCGTAAAGGGACTGAAAACCGTCGTAAGTAAAATCTATGGTGTTTCCGTCAATGTCTGTCACGCTATTTACAGCAATAACTGGTCTTTGTACCAGCCTCACAACGCCATCGCGGGGGAACAAGCGAATAACAGAGTTCCCAACCTCGAACTGTTGGACTGCTCGTTGCACAAACATGGCTGAGGCGTCTGTTAGCCAAGCGTTTGCTTTGGTGGTTTCACCAACGGTCAAAGAACGACCAAACCTAGCCTCAACATCAGCGATAGTAGCGAGTGCCATTTATATGCCTTCCAGCGTCAAAACTTTTGCGGCGTTTATGCCCAGAGGGTGACCCGTAGGCCACCCCCCAGACAAGTGCCTATCTTTAGGCAGAGACGTACTTGTAGACTGCGTCAGTCTTGAGGATTTTTCCTCCGTAAACGTTAAGCCCGCGAACGATGTCGCTAAACTTCGTTGGGTTGCGCAAAGACTCAAGAGACTGAATCTGGTTTACGAATCCAACCATGTTTTCGTGGTATCCCACAGCGGCGGGCGTACCAGCCGACTCAAGCAGGGGGCTTTCGATTACGGTGAACCCGTAAAGGCGTCCAATAACACCGTTACGCAATTCTGCGTCGTCGCCAGCAATAGAAACGTCGTCCAAGCCCTGAATGAGCAAGTCGGACATGTCTGGGTTTACCACAACGTAACGACCAGCGCCGGGAACCTTGGCGTTAGCCATAGCCTTGCGCAAGTCGCGGATAGCGGTTTTTGCTTCAGCGGCAGTGTCAACCACAACAGAACCAGTGTTGGCGTCAGTTGCGCCAGTAACCATAAGGTCAACCAGGTAGTTTTCAGCGTCCTCAGCAAGCGCACGACCAGCAGAGTCAACCCAAGGGCCAAACTGCGAGGATGCTTGAACAGCGTCCACGTCGTCAATGTTTACAGAAAATGCCTTTTCCTGGTCAATGTTCAAAAGAACTTCAGTGTCGCCAAGCGCCTCAGCGGTGATACTACGACCAGCGGCGGCATAGTCCACAATGGTGGGCGTAGTCGCGTTGATAATGTGAACCTGGTTTCCACGGGTAACCTGCCCAGTGAACTGGGTGTTAAGGGTGGGGATAAGTACCTGGTTGGCGATAAACGACTGGGTAACCCCTGCCGCCCACACCTCAGGAATGAAATTGTCAATAGCCATTTTTAGCTACCTTTCTTGTTAGTTTTTGCCCATCAAAGAATCTAAACGCCCATCTTTACGGGCGCTCAAAATCTCGTCACGAGACATATTGGTTAGCTCCTCACGAGAACGAATCTGTGCCAAGCTTGTTTGCGAACCTCTTGCACCCTGTCCCAGGTCGGGTTTAGGTGCATCTGTCTTTGTACTGTGCGTATCAACCCACGCCTGAATAGCGTCAGAGTCAACATTTCCGTCATCGTCAACAAATAACGATTTGTTGAAATCAAGCAAAGCGTTACCCTCCAAGACCCGCCCAGTCAGATTAGACTTTAGCTCAGCGTCAACTAATTTCTCAGCAAACTCCATACGGACAGCCAATCGAGTCTCGTCTTTAGTTAACTCAATAAGGCGTTCGGTATCAGAGAGTTGACTTTTCTTTAGCGCGTCAAGCTCTTTGGCGGCGTCGGCGTTAGCTTTAGCCTGTAGCTCATTTTTTCGACTAAAGGCTTTCCACTTTTCAACTTCAGACTCTAAATCAACCGTTGCGGTTGTTTCTTGTTCTGTGGTTTCAGAATCAGCGGTTTCTTCAGTCTCTACCACGTCAGTAGTTTCAGACATTGGTTGTGTACCTCCACGTTTCGTTTATGGTTGCGCTCGTTTCGAGCTATCCCAGCACAGCGCTAGGAAATCTAGTTGACAACTTCAGGGTCAAAAGGCCCCAAAATGTCGTCAAAGTCGGGAACGTCCCCAGTTAGTACCCTGTCGGGGAACAACTCGTTTATTGCAAAAAGCACACTATAACGGTTTGCCTCGTCAAGTTTGATACTTGGCCCCGGACCAAACGGCGACTTTTTCGACCCGTCAAGAAAGTTTAGTAATGCAAAAACCTGTAAAGGCGGTCCTATAAGACCAAACTCGCTGTTCCAGCGTATTACTTCATTGTCTATGGTCGCGCTAAAGTCCAATTAGCACCCCCAGAATAAAACGGCGAAAATCATCGTCAACAATTTGGCCTCTGGTTGAGTCGCCAAAATAGCCAGAGCCGGTTAGTAAGCTTTCAACACCCGTAGTGAAAATCTCGTAGTTAGCATTGGCACCTAGTCCGTAAGACCTGCCAGAGTAAGGCTCTCGCCACTCGTCGCGGTTACCAAACTCTCTTGTACTGCGCGGGGAGTGGATGCCTATAATTTTGTTATCGTCACTTTTGGCGCGTCTTTGCCAATAAACGTATTCCATTTGCTTGATGCCTGGTACGGCATCTTCCATGGCATGTCCAACTTCATGTACCGCCGTTGAAAAACCCTTGCCTTGCTGTTTTATACGGCTTGGGTTCATGCTAAGAGCTATTGTTGCCATCCCGTCGTTGTGGTTGTTCCAATAACCCCGTTTGACGTTTTTGACTGAGATGCCTCTCGAAAATACGCGACCCATTGCCTCAACCCATTGCTTTGGATATTTGTTCATTGCCATTTCTGTCAGCTCAACAGTGGCTTTGGGTCCAACAACGCTAGGAAAATCTAGGGTGGTCCCTCTAATATCCTCAATAAGTTTGCTTGCCTCGTCTGCCATAATGCGGTCAAACGCTTTAGAACCTGGGGCAATAACGTCATCAAGCTTATCCCGCACGGCAAAAAACTCGTCTTGCAAAGCAAACTTTTCGTTTTGCAATTTAGTTATTAGGGGTTTTTGTTTTTCAAGCCTGCCATTTACTAACTTGTTGAACTCTGGGCTGTATTTGAAAGAAAGTAGTGCATCGCCAGAAACGCCTGTGCTTGTCGCTTGTGCAAGAATGTCGTCTTGTATTTTGGTTTTGACCCCAGCAATTTGGGCATTTTTGGCTTCCAACTGTTGTTGTAAAACCTTTTTTTGAGAGTTAAGAGCTTTAACGTCAACCGGCGGCAAAGCGCCAATGCGGTCCTTAATGCGTCTAGACAACTCGTCGTCAACATCTTTACCAAGAGCTAAAACATCGTCAAGGTGTTTATTTGCTTTAGCGCTTGCCTGTACAAAAGACACACTCTTGCGGTTTGTTTTTATAATCGCGTTGTCGGGGTCTAAAAAATCTCTCCGAATGTCACCCTGTATTTGGCTACCGTCAATACGGTCAGCCTTTTCACGAATCCTAGCCACACGCTCAGCGGCAGGCGGTGGTGGTGTCGGTTTAGGCATTTTTTTGCCAACCAAATCCAAACTATTAGGACCCGTAAACTTTTGACCCTTTACAGTCAACATCGGACCCATCTCACCGTGGTCACGAATCATAATCTTGCGGTAATCAGGGTCGCGACCACCAAGGTCAATGCCAAAACGTTGCCCAACAGCCTCGTGGGACTTATCTAACAACTGTCGGTCAATGACCTGCCCAGGGTCGCTATCGCCATAAATGGGCATCTCGCCACAATCGCAAGCCGGGTGAATCGGTAACAAATCGCCCTTGCGGTAACGTTGAGTAGACGCCACATAACACAGGGCGCAATTTTCGGACCCGCTAAGTGTTCGCAAAAATCCAACAATGTTGTCGTTAGCTTTACGGGCAAACAAAGACGCCTGCCTGCGAGACAACTGCACCTCAGTGCGAGCGAAAGAATCAGCGGTACGGGAACCCAAAGCCAAAGCGTCAGTAAAACTTTCACCCTTAGCCAAAGCCATACGCATTTGTACAAACGGGCGACCATAAACCTGGTTGACATTAGCGCCATTACGCAAAGCCGACATAGACAAATCAAGGTCTGCAACACTAGGCGCTTTGAAAGCCTTCTTGCTAATCCTTGCTATCTGCTCGTGATACGCAATAGCGCCAGACGCCGCATTTCTTTTTATTCCTTGCAAAGGGACAGAGACTTGCTCAACAAAAGTCGCAATATCCTCGTCGCGCCATTTGCCAAGGTTACGGAAAGTGTTACTAGCTATCGCGCCAGCCTCGTCAACATAGTTGGCGCTTAGAGCTTGGTAACCTGCCGTAATCTCATCAAGCGCCGCCACCAGTACCACCCGTCAAAGACTGAGCCAAAATTGCGTCGCCAGCTCGCTCTACTTCCATCTCAGCAATCTCAGCCGGTGCAAACTGTCCAATAAGTTGCATACGCGACCTAAAGGGAATGTCTTGGAACTTCGAGTTAGCGTCAGCACGCTCAGCCAAAGAGTAACGTTCTGCCGGTTTCCACAAAGGCTCAAGGTCAAGTAGTGTTGCGCGAACCTCGTCACCCAGCCACTTGAACATAAGTGACATAACCTTGGACCAGCCAGGCGTCACACGAGCAATACGGTCCTCAGTCTTGAACACAAGACCCTCACGGGCCAAAGCCGCCCCCTCAGCGCTACCATTAGCGCCCTCAGGTGTCAGATAGTGCATAGGTGTGCGGGTTACTGCCGCAAAGTCTTGAATATCCGCACGAACAGCTAACAAAATACCGTTTATGTCAGCTTGTCCCAGCTCGTCAACCTCAGCGCCTTGCGGAATCATCCACAAAGACCCAGCCGACGACTCAAAAATACCGCTGTAGTCAATTTCGTTGCCATCTTGGTCGTGTGTGGGAAAATCACCCTTCAGCACACGTTGGCGGAAAGCCTGGGTAGTGGCAATAACCATTCTTTGCAGAATCATGTGGTTTATACGGTCAATAATGTCCGTAAAAGGCTCATACTCGCCCTTTTCGTCAGCATTAGTGAACTTTACAACGGGAACTTCGCCCAAAGGGTTAGCTAAAACGCCGTCCTCAAGCATGTCCCAGTTGTCAGTATCGTAAATGTTGTTGTCGTTAGGCTTGCAAAAGACCTCAACACTGTCAGAGTAATAGAAATAGGCGTAATGCTTGCCGTACTCTGAAAATACCTTTATGGCCTCAATGACTGTACGCGGGTCTGTGGGGCTTGTGGCGGCGTAAACTTGCCTGGGGTCCTCCACGGTCACAATAGGGTATTCTGAGCCGTCAGGATAGCCCACAATGGCGTATGCACAGCCAAACTTGAGTAGGCTCGTGTGCAAATCGGCAGAGCCAACGTCAAGGTTGTTAGCTTTCCACAAACGGCGGGCTTCAGCGTCACCGTTCTCGTCGTCATCAGCGCCAGTACGGAAACCGCCAACCATCATACGCTCACGAACAGCCGCAACCGACAACTGCGCCATATTTAGGCGAGATTTGCGTTGAAAACGACGGTAAGCACGAGATTGACCCTCAGCGCCCTCAGGCAACGGGGCGTCACCATCATAGTAACGCTCCAAAATGTTGTACTTGCCTTGCTGTTTTGCCAAACTCTTTAGTAAACCCTGTTGGCTCTTGCTCAACTGAGTAGCCATGTAAACCCCTAACGGATACGACGCGGTACGAATGTGTTTTTAGTGGCTTCACCTTTGGATAGCGCCTGTAGCCTCGCCTGGTAAGCCAATACAGCGGCAACTGCCGCATCTATTTTGTTTCTTGAATCTGGGTTTTCTTTAGCAATAGAAACACCAGACCGCCCGACGCGACGCCTAGCGTTTAGAACATGTCTAGTAAGTGCCAGGTCGCCAGAATGGGACAATTCTTTATCTAAAACTGCGTTAGCAAACTGCTCGACGGCTCTCACCACAAGATAAGACCTGTTACCAGTCATCCACCACTCAATAGGGTGGGCTTGGGACGACTTGGCCTTTAGGTTCTTGCCAAAATCCGACTCCCATTGGGCTATGTACGACTCCCACTTGGCGGGGTCAGCAAACATGCCCAAAACTTTGTACATTTCAAAGGCTTTGCGAACTTCATAGTCCACATCAGCCACGGGCACGGACCAATCCTCGCCAGCGGGACCGTCGGGCTGTTCCCAAACCTTTATCTCGAACAAATACCCGTCAGACACGCGACACCCGATAAGCGCTGTAGCGTCTGTAACGCCCTTAGAGCGCTTGCGGGACCCGTCAAACCCTAACGTTATTTCCTCGCCTCTACCGACTTCCTGTGGCTTGCTACAGGCGTTCCACTCAGGTGCCGACAAGAAAGCATCTTTGCTAGAGGTCGGCTGGTTGAAATAATAGCGTCGAGAGTCCATAGGGTCGTTACGCGGGTCATAAATCTCAGAAACGATACGGTCAATGTCCATAACATCCGCAAAAGGGCCATAAGCCTCTTTTAGCCCTGCAATAACCTCAGCCTCATCACTCATGTCAATATCAGCGTCAGCTTCACGGTGGTCAAACAACAACCGTTGACGCTTAGTCTTGCCCTCACGAATAGCTTTAGCCAAATCGTGTGTTTCTTCAGCCACGGACTTCTCGCCAGGCAAATACATGGTGCTTGTCTCTAACGACCAAGGCTCAGCAATCTTACGCTTAGCCAGGTTACGTCTAACCGTCTGGTACATACGCTTTAGCTCAGGGCGAGTATATAAATGGGTCTCGTCGAACACCACCATTGACTCTTTACCGCCGTCTTTAGAGCTGTTACTAGCTGTAGACGGGATAATTTCGCCACCACCAGGCAAAAAGATACGAGTCAAACCAGCGGCGTCACGGGGTAGACCCTCGCTTAGAGGTCCCTCAGTGAGGTTGTAATGCACGTTGTCGTAAGTGTTACCGGCTTGACCTTCCTCAGTAGCCAGACAACGAATAACCGGCGCGGTTACATGTAACCCAACCGGCTCGCCTTTGCTATACGCGTATAGCAACCCGTTACGTTCGTAAACGTCTGTGCCATCCGACAAATGTGAACATCTAGCGGGACCCATCGCCTCAAAAAGTACAATAAAGCCTGCAAGCTCAGACTTTGCTCTACCTTTTGCCCGCGACAGAAAAGCGCTGTCATATAAGCGACGGTTATCGCCACCTAAGGCATAACAGTCAACAATAAAAGCGGTCCACTCGTCGTCAAGCTTTACAGGTTGACCCTGCACGTCGCCAGGACCATGCACACAAAAGTTTTCAATCCACCAAACGGCAAGCCAGCCAAGGCTTAGTTGTCTGTCGTGTGCGTCGGACCGTATAAGCTCACGCATCTAACAAGCGTTGGCGTCTGTCGTCAATCTGCTCAACAACAGCCAACACAACCTCAGCCTCAGGCTCCACATAACGAATACGCAAATCCCTGCGAGCATCCACCGTAGTCCCCAAAGACTTTTCACGCATACGCAACTCAGCCATAGCCGAAATCACACCATAAGACGCCTGAGCGTGGACCATCGCCGTATCAACAGCGAACGCCCAATCGGACTCTTGCCACAAAACACAATGAGGCATCACGCAAAGAGCGCCCCACCACTTATGAGTAGCGACAGGCAAAGCGACCTCGATTACCTCACCGGACTTTTGCGCCACCTGACGCGTCTCAGGTAATTCTGGCACCCACCCGGCAAAAGGTGTATTTACAACATCAGTCCAATCAACCGTCGGCTTATGCCGTGTAACAGTTGGTCTCTCGGAGGGTTTGCGTCCTGCCATACCCATAATTCCTCGTTTCGAGTCAGCTATAAAGCGTTTCGCCATCTAGCGGGGTTGTAACTATCAAAAGCCTTGGATTTTGCACACACAGCGAATTACA